GCCATTACCAGTAATGTGATTGCTTTTAATTGACACATCTTCAGCAATTAATTTATCTTTAGAGGCACTGTAGGATAAAGCCCTTACTTTTTGATTTCCTCTTTGTAAATAAAAGGCAGAATCATCAGCATAAATTGGTGGTAAATCTGCACTACCAAAAGCAATTTGTCTTTTTACACCAAAATCTAAATTTGACAAACCAGCACTATTTGAAGAGGGTTTTGCTCTCCATATTGATTCAGCTGTTCCAATAAATAAACTTTCATCGGATAATAGCCATAAAATAGAATCATTGGAAACCGCAGCAATAGTTCTGTTAAAAGAATCACTCGCAACAGTTCCAGTTTTAAAATTTTCAAAATCTGATGAAACACTAAACCATATTTTTTGAGTTGCATTTAAAGTGCCACCAAGAACTAATCTTTGTTCGTGAAATGTTATTGCTCTAGGAAAGCTACGATGCAAACCGAATTCTCCTTCGCTCCAAGTAAATAAATTTTTATTTACCATAGGGCTTACAATTACACTTTGAGAAATATAGCTTACAGAAGTTGAAGAAGTATAGGCGGTTATTTTTAAATAAGCATAGTCTGTTCCATCTCTAACAAGCCATAAACTACCTACATGGTTAGCCGTAAATGGTGAAAAACCGCTTGCCGTCATTGTGCCAGTTGTTCCAATAGCTCCGTGGTGATTAATAGAAACCGTGTTTGCGCTTACTATATTTTCATTAACAAACGGACCTTGTATAAAATTAACAGGGTTAAAAGTCCAGCTACTGTTCCCTAATCTAATTAGCTTAAAAACTCCTTTTAGTGGGTGAGTTAAATAAACAACATCATCTTTTTGTACGAATCTAATATCCAATAAATCGTTTTCAGCAAATGAATTGGCTATTTCGTAAGGAGAGCCACCGCTTACTACAGCAGATTGATTTAAAAAAAATCTAAAATAGCCTGCTCCTAGTTCAATAATAAGATTTTGAGATATATTAAAAGAAAATGGAATTAATCTTGTTTTTTTTGTGCTATCTTTAACTTCTGCAACAAATCTAGTGCCTTTTCTGCGATACATCCAGCCTTGAGGGTGAGGATTGAAATTTTCTAATGTTAAAGAGCCATTGCTATAAGGTCCAAAATCAGTTCTACCAATTAAGGTAGGCGATAATTCACCAGCATTAAAATTTGTCTGAAGCTGTGAAGTTCTAGGCATTATTATTGTAAAAAGGTGATATTGCCATTAGTCTTGCATTAGTCCAAGTTGAATCTTGTATTGGTAATTCGTTATCATCTTGACTGTTTTGATTTCTTGCTTCTTCTAAAGCAAGTAAATATTGTTTATATATATTATCACCTAAACTAGTTTGAGAGGTTAAACTAAACGATATTTCGTAAGCCAATCTTAAAACTAAAACTTTAATAAAAAGTGAATCATATAAATTAGGATCAGTAATTCTGCCTATATATTTTAATTTAATATTATCGGAATTACTAACCAAATAATTGCCTTCTATTTTAAAAGGTATATTATTCTCAGTAGAAATAATTTTAATTACAGGCGGTATGGTGGGCAATATAAATCTATATGCCCACTCATACAATGGTGAACCTGAAGCATCTTTATTAAGAGCTTGTCTATTAACTGCAAAATTCCATTCTGCTAACCTCAAAACCTCGTCTAACATTGAAACATAAACAGCTTTGCATAAAGTGCCTTGAGGGCTTTCGTCTTTGTCGATATCCCTTATGGTAGCTTTACCTAATTTTATTAATGCTCTATTGCAGATGTCGGTTTTTGAGGTCATTATTAAGAAGCTAAAGAATAATAGATTTTACCAGCAATAGTTCCTGCGGTTGTTCCTATAGTGTTAGCAAGCAATCCAATGCTTAATAATTTAGTAGGATCACTAGATAAACCAGCTATTTGCCAAATTTCTTTGCCGTTATTAGCTGGTGTAATTGCTGAAGCTCCGTTTGCACTATAAGCATTACTTGTAGAAGTAGCATAAGATGCGGCTGAAGAAAAAGCAGCTCCAGAAATAACAGTTCCTAAGGCAGAATTCCCATAATTATAAATACCAATATCGCCACTGGTAAAGCCAGTAATAGCAGAATTAGCAATTTTAATTTCTTGAATTATTGCATTTGAAGGAAGTGATGCTAATCTCCATTTTGAAGTTGCAGAATCAGTCGCGGTAATATCCACAACAAAATCTATAACTTGCAAAGCGGCACCGTTGGTTTTGATACTTGATAAAGTTGGAGGAGTTAAAGCTAAACCAGCTTGGTTTAATGATTCGTTTCCGTTAATAATAGCCATATTTTTTATAAATGTTAAAAGTTAATTATAGAGTAAAAGAAGTATCTTTACATTGTATTCTGACGATTTTTTCGTCTTCAATACGAGTAGCACCCATAGTCATAGACACATATAAAACTGTAGCAAATGAGTGAGCTGGATCTTTCGCAATTTCAGTAGTTAGTTCAGTATTAATACCAAGCCCTAAAGCTGTTTCAGTATAAAGCAATATATCTCTTACTTGAGTGGTTGATCCTGTTAACTCTTCAGAACGAATGAAATTTATGCCATTCCAAGCACCGATAACACCTTTATCTAAAATTTGACCAGCGGTAAAATCTCTATTGATAAATTTAGCATCTTTCATTAGTTCTTCTTCTTGCTGTGCAGAAATAATGCAATACATTTTTTCCATTGTAGAAACTTTATTTTTCTTTAAAATTTTAGCAGCAGTAAGAATTTTATCAGAAGTAAGTCCAACAGCAGTGCCACCGCCATTAGTTCCAAAAGTTCCGTCTTGAAATACTGTTTGAGCATTTGTAAAAGCAACAGAAGTTTCACCTTCTTTACCTTCAAAAGCGTTACCAGTAGCGGCGGAAATAATTAATTGATCTTTTTTAACTTTAGCAGCCATAATTAAGCTTTTCATATAATCAGATTGAAGCCCGACTATATTAGACCTTTCTGCATCATAAGAATCAATAAATAATGATTTATGAAAAGTGTAAGGAGTTAATTTTCTTCTGCTGTGTTGAGGATCAGCAAAAGGAGTTGGTGAGAATCTTGAGGTTTTTTCTTCAAGAGTTATAGCTCCTAATTTATTAAAGAAAAAAGCTTCAGAATTTAAATTTTCTCTTCTAACTGTATAATCTAGTAGAGAGTTTTCTTGTTGCACTGCAAGGATAATGTTGTCCTTGAATTGCTTAATATGCATTTGATTTTGAGTATCAGACATTTTAAAAATATTTAAAAATTAATAGAAAAAGTTATTTATTGCGACTTATCGCAAGCAATCGCTCCCCTTTAATTATTAAAGACTATAAAAAGCTACCTTCAAATTAAGGACAATTAATACAAAAATATAAGCTTAATTATATTAATCAAGAAAAATTAAATTCTTTTTTCATATCTTCTTTTGAATAAAACTCTCCATAAAGTTGGGCGATCTTATTATTTTTCTGATTTGCAGTTAGCATATTATTGTTTTGAATCGCAGATATATTATTATGAAATTCGCTTTCACTTATTTTTGCAGAAATTGAAGATCCAATTTTTCCAATAGTTGGCTCTTGTATTTTTTGTGAAACTTTATCCATCATTTTTGCAAGCAATATTTTTGCTTCAGCAGGCAAGTTTTGTATTTTTTCGTCATCTTCAGAAGAGGTAAAATATTGTAGCATAGTTTCAGCTTTACTAATTTTTTTATCATAATCGTTTCCCCATTCTTTTTTTAATGATTGAACGGCTTCTTCTTCAGCTTTTTTTAACTCTTGTTCTTGAGAAGATTTAATCTTAGCATCAGATTCAAGCATTGTCTCCATAAAAGACTTAAATTGCTCTGGTTTGATTCCTAATTCTATTGCTTTAGCTTTAGCACTGCCTAATAACTCATCTTCAATAATATAATTTTCAGGCATTTTATATTGATAATCATTTTCTTCATAAGAAACTGGTTTATTCATTTCAGCTTCTAATTCAGCTTTAGCAACATCTCTAGCTTTGCCAAAATGTTTTGTTTTATGATATAAATCTTTAACAAGAGCATTTAAATCATTGGGTATATTTTTAGATAATCTTTCAAAATCAGCATCTTTTTTTAAATCTTCGCTAAAATATTTTGTTATATCAAAATCATTAGTTGCTTCATTTGAATTAATAACAGTTTCGTTTGCAGAAGTGTTTATTTCAGTGTTAACACTAACTGCTTCATTACTTATATTTTGTTGATTTTCCATTTTATTTATTAGTTGTTGATAAATGACTTTCAATATATCTATATGCAAGCCTTAAACCTTCTTTATATGAATCGTTATCAGTGATTAAATCTGAGTTGACACATAAAGTTGATTTTAAGTCTTCCAAAATATATTTACCGTTCTCTGTAGTAAATATTGATTGATAAATTAGTTTATGTTTTTCCAAATCTTTATTCATTAACATCAACCCCCGCTTGTTTATAATCTTTCGCCGCTATTGCCTTATTTTGTTCGTTTTGAATAGCCATTTGTTGATCTTGCATTTGTTGTCTTTGTTGTCTAATATCCGCAACTGTTTTATCGTCATTAATAATTTTAGGGTCAACAGTCAAAATATTAGCTTTCTTTCTTAATATTTCATCAAAATTAACAACATCCATTGCATCAGGATTTAATTGTGAAATATTGCTAATAGTTTGCAATATAACATCAAGAGAATTAAGCTCAGTTATTTGTTGGGATTGATTAATTGGATTAATAAAAGTTATTTTCAAATCTGGTGCTTGCTTCATTAAATCAGGCAATTCAGGAAATACAGCTTCAGGCAATAAATTATAGCTTGAGTTTCCTCCTTCTAAATCATTTACAGCAAAAGATTTTCTAAAAAGAATATCAAAAGTTCTGTCTAATAAAGAATCTAAATATTCTTGAATAGAAGTTGCTACCGAAGACATAATTCTAAAACCTTCAGCTCTTAATTCTAGCACTTGAGTGGCGGTAGCATTAGGATTGTCAAAGATTTTAAGCTTATCAAGAAAGAATATTTCTTGAATAGATCTCTTTTTTTCTTGGATTAATTCTAAAGTATAGTTTAATTGTCCGATTAATTTTATTGGTTCAAGTGCAGTTCTTCCAGAAGCCATAGAATTGCCTTTAGCTTTGTTTATAGCCATTGGTGATAGATCGATTCTACCTTCAAAATCAGCATTTTGAATCATCGGGGGTCTTAAAGACTGCTCTACTGCCTCATTGTATTGCCTTTGCATAATATTAAGCTGTCTTGCATCAGGTAATGCAATCATTGCCCTTGAAGTGCCATAAAGTTCATCAGTTGATTTTTCAGATCTACCTACAGCGAGTGGGAAAGAATCCCAGCCCAACTCTTTAACAATCATTTTATTAGCAACATCTAGCCAAACACCTTCAAATTTTTTATTTGCAATATCAATTTTATTTGAATCTCTATTTTCTCTTGGATAAATATGTAATTGAAATTGAAATTTTTCGTGAGGTCTAGTTTTAGCGATTTCTTTTATAGTTTTATGGTTATCATCTCCCCATTTTTGCATTGCTTGCATTGTGGTAAAATCTGCTTTAATAACTACACAATCAACTTTGCCTTCTTGATTTTCAGATATTAAATAGTTTTTAATATGGTAGGTAATATAATTTAAATCAAAATCCCTTCCCTCTTCTGTCATTGTTGCAGTAGTCCCAAAGCCTGCAATGTCTTTGAAAGCCTCAAGTATTGATTGCTCGAATCTTGATTGAGAGTTATACATTTTACTCCACATTGCATCAGTTGTTTTGCTTAGCCATTCACCAATTTCTTGATTTTCGTTTATTTCATCATCCACGGCTTTAATTTCAAACCAACGACTTGATTTATTTGTTAAAACTCCGCTTAAAATGCTTGCAAATGTTTCAACGGCAAGAATTGGGTAAGAATCGAATATATAATCAAATACCGATTTATCGCCTGCAGTTTTTTTAGAAGTTATATCGCTTTTAACGGGTCTAAATATCTCAGATATTTCTTGAAATAATGATAAGAAATTAGATTTACTAGCTTCTAATGTTTCAGCATTTTTTAATAATTTTAAAACTTTTTCTTCCATTACAAACCTAGTAGTTTTTTTCTTTCTGAGGTTTCACCTAAGGCTGTTCCTGCAAATAAAGTTCTTTTTCTAGCCTGTTCCTCTTGTAGTCTTGCGGATTCACTAGCAATTGCTTTTTCTTGTGCTAATTGTGTAATTTGTTCTTGTTGTAATTCATTATTTAATAAAGATTGTTTTTGTAAATTTTCAGTCCTTGTTGCTGATTGAGTTAATGTATTAACAACTGGTATTTTGTTAGCAACATTGCCAACAATTGGGACCGCTTTAACTACTCCGCCGATTGCTTTTTTTAGTTTTCCGAATCCAAGTCCCATAGTTTAGTAATAAGTTGGTTTATAAATATAATGCGATTGCTGTTGCTGTTGCTGTCCGATATTTTCGCTATAAGATATCGCTAAATATCTAAAAGCATCTGCACCGTGCGAAGCCCAATCGTGTTTAGGTTGTAATTTAAAAGTATTGTTTTTATTGTCAAACTCTTTTTTATAATTCTTAAGAGCTAATAAGCCCCTTCTTGTTGTAGTTTCATTAAAAAAACAACTGGGCAATATTTTTCTCACTGCATTAATACCATCATCAACAGAAAGTTTAGGAGCAATTAAAAAC